CGACCCTTCGGGAAGCCGCAGGTTCATCTGCGTGCTCGTGGAGCATCCCATCGACAGCACGGGCATCGACCACGCGCAAATCTACGCCCAACTGAAAGCGGAACTGGAAAACGGGGAACGGTACTGGTTCAGCCACGGGGAAGAGAACGCCCTGCGGTTGCACAATGCGGCTTTCTACCGCATCTGCCCGGCCGGGGAAGTGTTGCACCGCTACTATCGTGCGGCTCAGCCGGGGGAGAAGGTACGCCCGCTTTCGCTGCCCGAAATATTCGCACGGTTGCGGCGGTTGGAACCCGGAGCGATGGCAGGCGTGACACTGCCCAAGCTGGCTCAGGCTCTCGTGGCCGCAGGGGTACAGAAAGTACACACACATTACGGAAACCGATACAGGTACCGGGCACAGAACGAAACGTATAAGGAGGTGGGCTGCGAAAAACGGCGAAAGGCTTTGCCTGTCAAAGAGTTATGCGTGATGGCTGCATCGGGCCACGCAAAACGAAACGTTTACATGGGCTTACATAGCGTTTAATTTTGAGGGTGTAGGGCAGGGGAGAGGCTTGCCGAAAGTTTACATCTGAGGGCTGTATGGTTTGCATACGGCCTTTTTTATTGCCTATGCGGTAAAACCCTTTATATACGGGCTTTTAGCGCGAATATGGGGCTGATTTGGGCTGACAGAATAGGAGGTTTGTAGTGTAGTAGGGTAGGGGGAGAGGCCAAAGTGAAGATTTTCGCTTTGGTGCGTGAATTTCGGTGTGGAAGGACAACTGGAAGGACAAAGTGGACGGACAAGGAATGGGTAACTGGACGGACAAAATAGGGTTTTGAAGGGGTGGGATAGAGAGGGGGTAAAATACAGTTTTTTCAGCGATAGCCCCGAAAAACGTGCCGATAGATACCCCCGAAATACCATACTATTTTAGTGTCGGATGGGCAAAAGGTTCGTAAAATCAATACTTTACGGACTTGTGCCGGTGCTTTTCGAGGGGGGAACACCGGGAATGGCGGGATTCGGAGGGTATCACCGGGGTGCGCATGGATGTCATCAGCGGCGATGTGCGTGCCCCCAGATGATGCGCATACCCCCTACCCGACATTGGCAATCTCTGAAGTATTGGCATCCGAAGCACTGTGCCCCCTTCCTCTCTTGAATTGTTCGATTTGCTCGCGAAGTCTGCCTATTTCCTCTGCTTGTTCTGCTATCTTATTGATAAATGTGGAAGAAAGGCTGTTGTTTTCTGGTTCGTTTTTATTTGATGCAAAAGGTTCCCCCACCCCCATGATTATCCATTCAAGATTTACATTGGGGTATGAAGATTTCAGACGGCGAAGCATTTCGATAGATAATTTCTTTCGTCCGCTCTTTATGTCACTTATACCTGCTTTGTTGGTTCCTAATACAGTGGATACACTCACATAGTCAGCGACTTCTCCTTTCTGCTTGAGTTCGTCCAATATCTGGATGAATCTGATGTTTTCTTCCATAATTTGCGTTCTGGTATGAAATATTACGCCTAAAAGTTTTGTGGTATGAGATTTTCATACTATCTTTGCAACGTGTTCAATGAAGAACGAGCGGCCAAAGATAATGAAAAAGGCCGAGATTAACGAATTTTATAAATTAAAGAATATGAACGACGAGATTAAAGAATGGAAAACGCAGAGCGTGAAGCACAAGGTTGCGATGCTGCTGATAATGGACGGCATCAGCTTCAGCTACAATGAAGAGGACGGCATCGTATTTACCGCTCCTGAGTTTTATGTGGAACGGATGAAAGAAAGACTGGTGAACTGCTACGGATGCAGTTTGAAGCCCATTATAACGGAGTATTAACGAATAAAATAAGTGAAATTATGACACAGCAAGAATTTATGGAACGGACGGGGATAACCCCTACAACAGAGGATTTTGATTACATCCATGCGGTTTATCTGAACACTTCGATGAACAAGGATGAGTTCTGCAAAGATTTCAAGAAACATGGGGACAGCCGGATTATCCGCGATGTTCATGTGCGAGTGCTGAACTATGAAATGAAATGTGAACGTCAAAAGGAAGTTATCGACAACCTGACCGATTTTCTGATTGGCAAGGCACATGCGTATGACGATACCGATTTCCGCAAAGAAGCGGTAGGGCTGGTCGGTGAGATGGAAGTGGTGAAACGGACCATTGAATTGGGGCTTCCGCTTTGGGATGAAGACAGGATGGTTGTCCTTTCGATGATAGAAGAACAAGGCAAATAGATTGCCGGATAACTGGCAGCCCGGAAAGACGGGCAAGGGGCGGCAGGCGCGGCCGGAAAGTTGGTAAATCGAAAGCGTAGGACAGCCGCCGGGGTTCGACTCCCCGCGCCCCACCAAAGTTTAATCATTAAAACGAGTGAGATATGAACGAGCTTTTAAGTCAAGAAAAGTATGCCGAGCGTCTTAACGCCACCGGGAAGAAGCGGTATATCCACATCAAGAAGGAAGACCGCGAGTTTATCATGAAGGCGTTTGGCGTAACGGAACGCACGGTTTTTAACGCCATCAGTTTTGACGAGAAGCGTGGCAACACAGAATTGGCCAAACGCATCCGCAAATTGGCGATGGAACGTGGCGGTATCGTCATGGTCAAGCATCCAGAGATGGAAACCCTGTTCGATGCCGACCGCTATATGCGGCAGTATCTGCCCAATGATGTCCTGCTGGAGTTTTCGCTTAAGGATGGCGGTTGTGACGTGTTCCATAGAGGTGAGAAAGTACGTCGTTACGAGAATGTGAGCGTAAGGAACATACAAAACATTCAGAACTGGGCAATGTCTTTGAAGTAAGGAGGGAATGGCCATGTTAGGGTATTACGACAACAAACTTTGCATTTCAGCGCGTGAACTCATAGAGGAGGGCTTTATGACTAAAGCTGCCTATGAGAAGAACGTGACTCGCCGCAAAATCAAGGTCATGAAGCGTGGCGGTGGCGCAAAGGGAAGTTGTGCCCTTGTTGCCATTGATAGCCTTCCATCCGCCTGCCGTGAACAAGTAGAAGAAAAATTCGGCTGCGACGAAGCTCGCATCACCGCCTGGGTGATGTCGAACTACGAGCTTGACCAGGCTGCGGTAGCCTTTTTCATGGACTGGGCCGCCGGTCACAAAAGCGACCATGCCACCGCCGAATTGGCGCACAAATATGCGGTGAACGCTTCTGTGCTGAACACCTGCATCAGGCTGTATGAGCGAGGAAAGGAGCGCGAGAAGCTGATGGGTGACAGATACGACTGGTCGAAGATGGCCAAGGTCATCGAAACGCTGCGCGAACAGTTGGGGCATGACCTGCCTGCCAGCACGCTGCGCTTCCGCAGGAAGGTGAACGACTACAAGAAGTTCGGCTACGAGTGCCTTATCACCGGCAAGTTCGGCAACCAGAACAAGCGCAAGGTGACATATAAGGACGAGCGGCTCGTGCTGAGCCTGAGAGTGCTGCCCAACCAGCCATACGGAAGCGATGTGCATGACATGTACATACGGTTCGTCTGCGGCGAGCTGGAGGCATGGGATCTGGAAACCGGCGAGGTATTCAATCCGGACGACTTCACCGACAAGAACGGTGAGCCGAAGGAACTCAGCGAAAGCACCATCCGCAACATACTGAACAAACCGGCCAACCACATGCTGATAGAACACGTCCTGCGCGGCTACAGCACGTTCATGCACGAGCAGATGCCGCACATGCACCGCCACGGCGGCGAGTTCTCCCTGAGCCAGATAACGATGGACGACGTGGACTTGCCGCGCCGCATGAAAGGGAACGAGTATGTGCATGCCTACTACGCCTACGATGTGGTAAGCCAGTGCAGGATTGGCTTGGCTTACGGGCGTGACAAGGATGACAGCCTGGTGGTGGAGTGCTTCCGCGACATGTTCCGGCTCATCGCACGGCATGGATGGGGCATCCCGGCAGGCATAGAGGTGGAGCAGCACCTGATGAGCAAGTACAAGGGCGGCTTCCTGAACGCCGGCGAAGTGTTCAAGTTCGTACACTTCTGTGCTCCGCAAAACTCGCAGGAGAAATATGCCGAGCCTTTGAACGGCGCGTTCAAGACCACGATAGCCCACAAGAACCACGAAGGCGTGGGCCGCTGGTATGGCAAGGGGGCACGCCGCGTGGAGCAAAAGAAAATCAGCGACATCAGCAACCACACCTGGGAGGACAAGAAATACTACACCTTCGAGGAACTGGTGGCCGATGACCGCAGGGACAGTGACGAATGGAACCACTCGCTGCACCCGAACCAGAAAAAGTACCCCGGCATGACCCGTTGGGACGTGCTCGTGGCGAAGATAAACCCGACCCTGCGCCCATACGACAGCCTGACACTTGCCCGGTATATTGGCGAGAAAGTGGAAACCAGCATACGTCGCAACTCGACGGTGCGCGTGGCCTACGCGGACTGGTGGATAAGCGGCCCGGAGGTGCTGGAGGAACTGGAGCCGAACAACCGCAAGGTGACGGCCTACTACCTGCCGGACGAGGAAGGGAAGCCGACCGACGTGTACCTGTTCCAGGGCGACCGCTACATTGACAAGGTGCGCCCCGTGAAGACCTACAGCCGCGTGATGGCCGAGCAGACGGACGAGGACGTGGCGAACTACATCGAGCAGCAGAAATACGTGTCGCACTTCAAGAAATACCTGCGTGACAATGCCATCACGAAAGTGGGCAAGGCCGAGGCTGGGCCGCAGGCCTACGCGGAAGAAACGGATACGGAGTGCTATACCCTGCCTCCCGTTCCGGTGCAGGACGAGCCGGAAGATTACGAATGGAAGCCGGAAATGGACAGCAGCAAGCGGGCATTGGAAGACCTTTAGAACAACATTAAAACAGCGTTAGATTATGATTACAGAAGCGCAAAAACAAAGAATCATGGAGGCGATAGCCGCGAATCGCGCGAACTATCCGAGCGACGCAAAGCATGCCGCCTCCCTCGGCATCACCACATCGGTGTACAGTGCCGTAAAGAACGGTCAGACGGACAAGGTATTGAGCGACGCCAACTGGATAGGCATCGCCCGGAGGCTTGGCGTGAACCTGCGCGGCGGTATGGAATGGAAGGCCGCCAAGACACCCACTTTCGAATACATCACTTCGCAGCTGGAGATTTCACAGAAGTCCTGCCTTTCGGCCATCCTCTGTGACGTGCCGAACATCGGCAAGACATTCACGGCCCGGTACTATGTGCAGACCCACAGGAACGCGGTCTATATCGACTGCTCGCAGGTGAAGACCAAGCTGAAGCTGGTGCGCAAGATTGCCGCTGAGTTCGGAGTGGACAGCAAAGGCCGGTATGCGGACGTGTATGAAGACCTGGTGTATTACCTCCGTTCCATCGAAACGCCGCTCATCATTCTGGACGAGGCGGGCGACCTTACGTATGAAGCCTTCCTGGAATTGAAGGCTTTGTGGAATGCCACCGAGCGGTGCTGTGCCTGGTACATGATGGGTGCCGACGGCCTGAAGGAGAAGATAAACCGCTCGATAGAGTGCAAGAAGGTGGGCTACACCGAGATGCTGAGCCGTTACGGCGACCGTTACAGCAAGGTCACCCCGGATGACGGCAAGGAACGCGAGGCTTTCCTGATGACGCAGGCGCGGATTGTGGCCAAGGCCAACGCCCCGGAAGGCACGGACATCGCACAGATAGTGCGCAAGACGCGCGGAGGGCTAAGGCGGGTTTATACGGAGATTGAAAAACTTAAAATGACAGTACAATGATGACTAAGATAGAAATGCAGGCGATGGATGCTGTTATCGGCATCCATCGTGAAATGAAGAAGATGAATGAGCCGAACTGGGAACAGCGCCGTTACGAGTTGGCTAAGGAGATATTCCTGCGCAGAATGGTACACTTTGGCCTTACGACAATTGATAGTGACATAGAAGATTCGGTTGCTTGGGCAGACCGTCTGATAGCCGAACTTCAAAAAGGGAAGTAAGACATGAAGCGCGCGTACAGTCCGAAAGAGATAGCCGCCAAGAAGTGGGTGACGCTGCCGTGGGGCGAGAAGTGGAGCAAGCCTTTCGGCGAGCCCGCCGACAACGCCTCGTGGTTCATCAGCGGTGCCAGTGCGAGCGGCAAGAGCTCGTTCGTCATGCAGCTCGCCAAGGAGCTGTGCAAGTACGGGCCGGTGCTGTACATGAGCTACGAGGAAGGCGTGAACCAGAGTTTCCAGCGGCGTATGGACTATTTGGGCATGGACGAGGTGCAGGGGCGGTTCCGCGTGGTGACGGATGACTCTTACGACGAGCTCGTGGAGCGTCTGAGGAAGCCGAAGTCGCCGAAGTTCGTCATCGTGGATTCTTTCCAGGTGGCAGTCGATGATGCAGGGTTCAGCTATGAGAAGGCTGTGGAGCTGATGAAGCGTTTTCCGAAGAAGTGCTTCATCTACATCAGCCAGGAGGACAAGAGCCAGCCTACGGGCAAGCCGGCGCGCAGACTGAGGTATATCTGCGACATGAAGGTTCGCGTGATGGGTTACAAGGCATACTGCATGGGGCGCGCCATCGGAGAGGCCGGAACCTATTATGTGGTATGGAAAGAAGGACTGATACAAACCAGTAACAATTTATGATATGGGTAAGAAAGTTTACATCAGCGGTGCCATTGCGCACCACGATTTGGCGGAACGCAAGGCGGCCTTCGGGGATGCGGAGCGTTTCCTTGGACTGAAAGGCTTCGACCCGGTGAATCCGTTCAAGAACGGTCTGCCGGACGATGCACACTGGCGGAAGCACATGCGGGCGGACATCGCCCTGCTGCTTGGATGCGATTATATCTATATGCTGCGTGGCTGGGAACTAAGCAAGGGCGCGAAGCTGGAGCTGGACGTGGCCAGTTCGTGCGGCATTGAGGTGTTGTTTGAAAACCAGTTCAACCTATGAAGCAGGAAGTGACCAATTTCGCGCGTTTCTACGCCTCGTTCAACCTGTTGCCGTACAACGGCGACCGCGAGGAGTTCAAGAAGTCCATCGTGCTGCAGTACACATGGAACCGGACGGACAGCCTGAAGGAGATGACCCGGAAGGAGTACGAAGAATGCTGCAATGCCTTGGAGAAGATTTCCGGGCGCAAGGACGAGCTGAAGAAAAAGCGCAGCGTCTGCCTGAAGCTGATGCAGCAGCTCGGTATCGATACCACGGACTGGGCGCGCATCAACGACTTCTGCATGAATCCCCGGATAGAGGGCAAGCCTTTTGCCCGGATTAGCCCGGACGGGCTGGAGGCGTTGGCCGTGAAGCTGCGCTCCATCAGGCGCAAGGGAGGACTGAAGCCGATGAAGGAAAAGAATGTGGAACAACCGGGCGGCGTGGCATACGTGTTCTTTGACCCTGCCGCCCCAAAATGTTAAGATTATGAGCATGAGACAAAGAGTGAAGGAAGCGATGGATTTCATACGCGAGCAGACAAAGGATTTGAGCGAGGAACGCTACGAGGAATTTCTCGAACAGTTGAAGTTCGAGCTGGAGGCGGAATCGGAACTGTGCTGCTGGGGAGACCCGGAAGAAGAATAAGTGTAGAACCATTAAATAAATCAATCATGAACGAAGAAAACAGACAGACTGTCGTCATGACGGCAGAGGAGAAGGCCGAGTTCGAGGCCTTCCAGCAGGCGAAAGCCAAGAAGGCGGCCGAGGAAAAGGCCAAGGCCGACCGTGAGATGTACAGGCAGATGGTGGATGAAGAGATAGAGCATTCCATCCCCGTGCTGCTGGGCATCAGCGAGGAAATCAAGGAGAGCAAGCAGAAGGTGCTGGACAACTTCAAGACCATCCTTGAAATGAAGTCCGACCTGTTCAGGACGAAGGTGCGCGACGACCAGCGCAGCCATACGTTCACGAACAGCAGGGGTGACCAGCGCATCACGCTCGGCGTGTACGTGACGGACGGGTACCGCGACACCGTGGAGGACGGCATCGCCATCGTGAAGGAGTATATCGCGTCGCTGGCCAACGACGAGAAGACGCAGGCTCTGGTGAACATGGTGTTCCGGCTGCTGAGCCGCGATGCAAAAGGCACGCTGAAGGCCAGCCGTATCGTCCAGCTGCGCAAGGTGGCCGAGGATACCGGCGACGCGCGGTTCCTGGAAGGCGTGCGCATCATCGAGGAAAGCTACCAGCCTGAAGTGAGCAAGCAGTTCATCCGGGCCGAGGTGAAGGATAAGAACGGGATGTGGAAGCCCATCCCCCTTGGAATGACAGAATCTTAAAAATGACATGACAATGAAACAGGAAGTGAAGAAAGACCCGAAAGTAGCCCTGTGCCGCAAATGCCACGGCACGGGCAAAATCGTATCCGGGCGTTTCATCCGCAAGACGGAGACCTGCCCGCAGTGTGAAGGGAGCGGCCGTGTGACGGTGAGCTGCGAGATGACGCTTGACATCCGTCCTTACAAGCCAAAGGGTGAACAGGGTATGGACTGACAGTATCGCAATATGGGGAACCGGCACGGTGTGAGTTATCAGAAACGCGTCGCTGACATCAACAGGATATATGACCTCTATGTCAAGAAGGGAGTCCCGAACAGGGAGATATGGCGGAGGTACATATATCCTGTGTATGGTATCAGCGAGAGGACTTTTTATAACATATTGAAAGCGTCCGCCAACCCCAAGAACGACCTGCCGGAAGACACCCAGCTGTATTTGAAGTTTGACACATGAGCGGAACGGACAAGAATACCAGAGCGGTAATACGCCGGATATTGTCGGATATCCGGGTGGAGCTTGGCGACGAGTTTGACAGGAACTTCGAGCGCCAGGCTTTTTTCAGCGATGCATGGGCGCGCCGGAAAAGCCCGACCCGTCCGGGTGGCACGATACTGGTGGACACGGGCACGCTGCGGCGCAGCGTCAAGAGTCGGACAACCGATGACAGCATCACGTTCTATACCGACCTGCCGTATGCGGCCATACACAATGACGGCGGGGAGATAGTGGTGACGGAGAAGATGAAGCGGTTTTTCTGGCACAAGTATTATGAGGCCACCGGAAGTTTCGGGCGGAAGAAGAACGGCGAACGCCGGAACGACAAGCGGACGCGCCAGCTTTCCACAGAGGCCGATTTCTGGCGTTTCATGGCCCTCAAACGTGCCGGGACTACCATTCGCATACCCCGGCGGAGATTTCTCGGCACAGGGCCGGAAGTTGAGCGTATCGTGCGGGAGATTATCGAGGACAACCTGAACGAGTATTTCAATATGGATTTTAGCATAGAAAGGAAATGAGAAAGGAACTGTACCAGATGCTGTGCGACCGTCTGAAGGAGGTCGGCGGCGGTGCTATAAAGCACATTGACTTGTGGAACCACAATGTGGAGTTCATCGAGCAGGAGGAGAGCTGGGCGCGCCCGGCTGTGTTCGTGGAGTTCCGGCCGATAAAGTGGAACGCGATAGTGAACGGCGTGGAGTACCGTGCCGAACCGGAGGTCGCGTTGCACGTGGTGACGGACTGGACGGGCAGCGTGAGCGACGGCAGCCCCTTCAAGGAAGAGAGCCTGGAGGTGTTCGACCTGCTGGAGGAGATACACGCCGCGCTTGCCTGCATGGATGGAGAGACCTTCAGGGAGTTCGACCTTGTGGAGAGCGATACCAACCACAACCACGAGGACATCGTTGAGAACATAGAGGTGTACCAGTGCGTGGCGATAAAGTCGCTACAGTAACGAAGAAGCCCCGCAAGCCGGAAACGGCCTGCGGGGCTCTTGTCAGAACAGCAGCCAAATGATGCTTGCCGCAATGCCTCCACCCACTGTAAGAAGCCAGTCAGTCCAGTCCCACGGGCTGCCGTGCAGCTTGTCTTTCAGTTCGAGGCATGAGGCCGCCACGGCAGCCGAATACACGGCCCCGAATGCGGAACATGCGCACAATCCAACTACAAAGCCCCCGGCAAGGTGTTTCCACCGGTTGCTTTCCTTCAAAAAAGAGATAATTCTGTTCATAATGAATCGGTTTTGAAAAATTGTTTGTATATTTGCAGTTGAGGATTGAATGAGCCCCTCACACGTCGGCCTTTTTGAGGTGCAGACTTCGGGGGGAGTTTCAATCCTTATTTTATAATCCGCATTGTATATAGTATCTCTCCGCTTGTAACTTTTGCCTTGCATTCAATTTTTACCCCATTTATTTGTGTTGAATATACATTGAAGTTGAACTGATGGTGACGACCCTGTTCTGTCCTTACGAATTTGGCATCAGGTAGCCATTCGTCCGCTTTCATTGCAAGCAGCATGGTTTCTGCCAATTTGCTGTTGTGCAAGTTCTTGGCAAATGTTTCATCGAAGAAGCCCTTATTTAGAATTATGTCCGAACCTGTGTCGTTGTTTTTGATTACCAAACGCTTGGCCGTACCCGTGAAGGTGCTTACTTCGGGCAAATGCTCGTTTGCCCATTGCCTTACGTTATCCCGAATGGCCAATCGCTCCTCTTTCGTAAGTTTGTTTGAATGTTCCTTTTGTGCAAGTTCCCTTATCAACTGACACGCCTGGCACAGTTCGTTGTCCGGGATGAACGCCTTGGCGAGCTTCGCTTTCCCTTTGGCGATGTCACAGTCCCGGCACCGGCTGATGGTGTACGGATTATAGTCCGGCACGGCCTTCTTCTGCTTGCCGGGATTGAAACGGAACATCCCTTTCGTGTCGCGCTGCAGGGCTTCCTCGCCGAGCGCCATCGCCTCGTCGTGCGGCGTGGCCGGGTAACGCGACTTGCGCACCTGCACCACGGTACAGCGGCAGTTCCATCCGTTTGGCGGATAGTATTCCTCCCAGAAGGAATCCGTAATCGGCAGCGTCACTCCGTGGAGTGCGGCGTGTTCCGGGCGCACCTTGTTGTCGTGCGCCGTGCGGTACTGCAGGTAGTAGCGGTCGCCGTCCTGCATGAATCCCTCCCATTTGGCCGCCATTTCGGCGGAAGCCTGCACGAAGTTGAATTCCGACCGCAGGTAGTTCGAGTTGTAGGCGGCGTCAATGCTCTGCACGTCCTTCAGGAAGCGTTCGAACGTCTTTCTGTTGCCGTTCTCATCCAGCAGGGAGGGGAACGCCTCGTTCAGTTCGTGGAACGCTTTCATGCCTGAAAAGACGTAGTTCGAGCGGCTGAGCCTCCGGCGCATGATGTCGGACATCTCCACCTGCTTGAAGGAGCCGTTCAGCGTGTCAGTGTGCAGGCTGATGAACTCCTGTGCGGCCGGTTCCGCCAGTATGTCGATGCGGAGCGACGCGCCCTCTTCCTTGTAAAGCGCGCGCATCATGCCCTCAAACTTCTGCCTCAAGTCTTCCGACGGCGTGCATAGGTCTTTGCCGGAGGCGTAGCCGAGCAGTTTCCCGGCCAGTTCATCCATCTTTTCAGGTGCGTTCAGGTTGGAATAGGAAAGCAGCTCCTTGGAAAAAGTCCTGCCGCGCAGGGTGGCGCTGATAAGTTCGGCCTCGAACTCGGCCCGGTTCTGCAGGGCGTATCTGGAAAGCTCCTTCTGTATGAGTTCCTTGTTCACCCCTTTCATGTCCCACTGGTGCTCCACGGTGGAATACGCCTTCGGCTCCAGCATGCAGTCTATATGATGGCCGAGTTCGTGCAGGAAGGTGTTGTCCTGCGCTCCCGAACCGTATTTCATCTTCTTTTCCTTGTAGCTCTTGTAGTCGCGTTCGCGCCTTTCGTTGAAATACAGGATGCCGTCGAACCCCTCTCCGATAGGGGCGCTGTATTCAGCCCCGACAGTCGCGCCGAGTTTTCTTTTCATGAGCCGGGGCAGCTTTATGCCGTGCGACAGCAGAATCCTCGCGGCGGCTTCCGCGTCTTTCCGTGCCTCGGCGTTCTTAATGACGGATGCCCATTCCCTGGCCGCCTTGTCGATGCCGTCATTCTTTCCCAGCGTCAGACAGCTTTCTCCGAGCAAGGCGTTGTAACGTAGGTGCAGCCCCGAATAGTCATCGGGGCTCAGTCGAAAAAAAGGCGTGCGTTTTTTTGCCGTTTGTTGTCATCTTCCTCCCCATCCTTGCTTGCCGGAACCTGTGCAGTGCGCCTTTCTCCGACCGGCATGTTGTACTTTTCCGCAAAATATTTCGGGTCTACTTCGTAGCGGTCTGACACCATCTTCTCGAAAGCCACCTGCTGTTCCGGGGTATAGTCCACCGAATCGTCCCATTCAAAGCGCAGCCCCTTGACCGGGAAGCCATGCTTCGCCATGCGCGGGATGAGCTGGTTGTTAACGATGTCGGCCAGCATGGTTCGGTCGCTTTCCACGAGGTTCTCGAACACTTCGAGGTGCGTCTGCGACTGCGACAGGCTGGAGCCGTCCTCGATGGTCATGGTCTGTCCGATGATGAGCTTGGACAGTTCGGAGTTCGCCCTGTCCACGCGCTTGTCGTACACGTTGAATGCGTCGCCCTTGGTGCTTTCCACGACCTCTATCTCCGTGCCTTCCTGGAACACTCCCCAGAGGCTTGCCCCCATGCTGTCCATCATCTTTTCCATCTTGGCCAGTTCCTTCTCGTCGCGCGTGGTGGTCTTGGCGATGCGCATGGGCATGCCGAAAATCTCCGCGAAGGTATCCCAGAACGCCAGGGCGTTCTTCTTCGGGATGGTCTGCGTGGCGGCCTTGAGGAACAGCCCGAGGTCGTCAGGCTGCCCGGCTTCAATGAGCCAGTCCGTAAACGGGGCACGGCGGTATTCCAGCCCGGTCGTCCAGTCCTGTCCGAGGTCGGTTACGACCCGTCCGTATTCGGGTATGACGTGTTTGCGCGGTATGAGCTTCACCCCGTCGTAGCAGATGCAGCCGTCCCCGTCGGTGACTATGTCGCCGAGCTCTATGAGCGAGTGGCCCCAATAGACGGAATCGAGCGACAGTTTCATCAGCTGGCGGAACCATGCCTGGTTGAAATAGTGTGCCGCGTCCTCCACCTCCTTGCCGTCCGCGCCGACAATCTTGAACGAGCGCGACATGACGAAGCCCTTGCGCTGCTCGATACAGCCGGACAGGTGCAGGTCAGCGTCCACGTCCCGGTAGATGTCGTAAAGCGGCTTGCGGTTTGGGCTGTCCACGTTGATGGCCAGCTGCCAGGCGTTGCGCCAGTCCTGTATGTCCTTCCGCGTCAGCGCGTCGGTCGTGCGCTGCAGGTTGACTACCATCTTCCGCACTTTCCTGCGGTCGCCTTCCTTTGCGAGATTGAAGTCTCCGTATCTCGTATGCAGCATCCGGTCGTCATGGCCGGCGAAATACTGCCTTATGTCTTTCCATATTCCCATAAGCCTACCAGTTATAGCGTTGTTTCTTCTGGCACCCGTAAATGAATGTTCCGCTTACCGGCTCACCGTCCTCGTCCAGTACGACCGGCAGATCCGGTACAATCTTCCCTGCCTGTACGCCCTCCAGCCATTTGACGGCCCTTTCGTAACGCTCCTTGCGTATTTCCATGCCCATCTTCTGCGGCAGGGACGCCGCCATGTGGTAGAGTGCAATGTCGCAGCAGTACATGACCACGAGCCGGTTGCGTTCGTCGCCTTCTGCGGCGAACAGGGCCGCGCAGTCATATTTCGGGCGCAGGTATCCGGCCATTTCCTCCTGCGCCTCCATCTCGGCATTGCTGCGGTTTTCCGTGCTTACCTGGGACACCACCTTCAGCGCGCTCTCGCCGATGACCACCTTGTAATCCTCGTCTGTAATGAACATAATGCCTCCTTTCAATGCGTTACGAACAATGCACGTTTCTCGATGTCCTGCACGGTCACCCCCTTGCGAAACCGGCGGCGTGCCACCAGTTCCTTGATAGCCTTCTTTGGTACGACTTTCAGTCCGCCGTTCAGGTAAACCACATAAAACTTCATGCCGTGTAGTTTGGAAAGTTCCACGGCCTTTTTCACGGCACGCTTGTACCGCCATGCGAAAATCAAGTCCTTTATAAATCTGAACATATCACCAGCTGTTTTTTGAGGAATGGCGCCTCATGCCAAGCCTCGGTTTATAAATCTGTTGTCTTGTGTGCTTCTGAAGTATCCAGATGGCACCCTCGTCCGCGTCCGGCGCATCATCATGCACCCGGCTTCCGCGTTCAAGGGCAAGCGTCTGCTCGATACCGACCTGCATGTCCGGTGTATCCTTCAACGCCTCGTTGTACCAGACGAACCCGCGCTCCCACAAGGGCGACACTGCCTCGATGCGCTGGAGTTTCTCCGGCTTCTTGCGCACGTCCGGCGTGATGGGAAGCTGGTAGCCTCTGCGTTTACCTTCCTCTGTGAACTCGTCCAGTATAATATCCTGCATGAAGTTCGCTTCCATGAAAAAGAGGACGGCTGCCTTGTCGCGTGTGCGCTCGTACAGGTCATAGAGCCACCGCACCATGCCGGTCACGGTGTCCTGCCGGACGTAGCAGTCGATGAGGTGGAGTTCGGAGCCGGTCTTTCCCCACAGGCGCGAAGCCTTGTAGTCGTTGGCCGTGGTGGCCTTGAACGAAGGGTCGGTGTAGCATACGAGCTGGTCGTACTTTTCGAGCGGCAGTACCTTCTTGAAGCGTATCCAGTCGTGGCGGAAGATGGTGCCGTCCTTGATGGGGTTGTGCATCATCTCCTTTTCCCATGCCCGGTAGCCCACGAAGTCGCGGTACTCCTGTGCTTCCTCTTTCGTCCACTTCTCCTTCCAGACGGGATTTCCGTCGCGGTCGACCGCCTTTATTTCCGACACATATACACCCTTTGTGGCCGCGATGTTGGCCAGCACGGAGGTCTTGGAGATGAGGTTGCCCACCATGATGAAGCGTCCGCGCCCCACGTCCAGCGCTCCGAAAAGTGCCTCCTTTACCCAGTCTGTCAGGTCTTTGACGCGCTTCTCGTTGCGGCAAAGCTCGTCATCATCGAGGTCGTCGATGACAATGTAGTCAGGTCGCGCTTCACGTTCGCGCAGGCCGCGCGGCGACTGTCCGCGTCCACAGGCCAGGAACTTGACACCGGACTGTGCCGTGAACTCCCCTTCCTGCCAGTCGCCGATGCTTTTCTGCTCTCCGAAATCGGCGATGATGCGGGCGTTGAACTCCAGCTCGGCCTGAATGTCCGAAAGCAGGCGTATGGCGCTGTCCTCGCTTTTTCCGACGACCACCATGAAGTTGATAAGCCGCTTGGGCTGGAACATCAGCCAGAGCGGCATGAAGATGTCGAAATGGGTGGACTTGGCATGTCCGCGCGGCCATTTGAACACCGCCTTCAGGTTCGGGGTGTTCTTCACCTTGGCGGCCGCCGTGTTGTGGAACGGCGCGTTGTGTATGGTGCGGACGACCTCGCCCGTCACCTTGTCGCGCAGCTGCAGGAAGTGCGGGAAGTAGTATTCGCAGAAAGCGGCATAGTCCTTCTGCAGGCGGTGGATGCGCCTGTCCTTTTCCACCGGCGTTTCCCTTGCCAGCAGCGCGGTGTCGGTGATGGACTGGATGCGTTTGCAGTGTTCCTGCCACTCCGCATACCTCTGTTTGATTTCAGCCTGTGTCGCCATGCGTCACCTCCCCAGGCTCGCGCCCATGCTTTCGACGATATACTTGTCCTGGTACTTGTTGATGGCCTTGATAAGGTCGGGCGTTAGTTCGGGGTCGGTCTGCGCGCGGTGTTCCAGCCATTTGGAAAAGGCCATGAACACTTCGATGGCGTCCACCACGTTGGCCTTCTTGTCAAGTTTCTCAATGACCGACGACAGTTTGGCCAGCTTGTCGCCGAGTCCGGCGATCAGGCTGGCGTCCTCGGATGCGTTCACCTGTTCGATAAGTTTGTCAATGGTCAGCAGCAGTTTGTTGACCAGTTCCGGGCGCGTGATGCTTTTGGCCGCCCTCGCCTCCTTCCACCCCTCGGCGGAGCACCATTTGGAGACGGTGACGCGCGAGACGCCTATCTTGTCGGCAATCTCGGTCTGTTCCATCCCGGAAAGGTACAACGCCCTGCCGAGCGACTTCTTCTTCTCAATGTCTGCTTTCTTCATATCTGGTAAAATCTTGAATGCGTGTGTATCTTACGGCAAAGTTGCGTCGTTTCGGGGTGAACGCCAAAAAGATAGGAAACGGTTGCATAGAAGTGTGCAACCGTTTCACACTTTTTTGGCGGCCAGCCCTTTGCGGTGTAATATTGCAGCGTAAAACGCAAAACGCGGAAGCAAGATGAGTACGAAACGAGTAAGAATTTCAAACGACAGCCTGAACAGCTACGGCTCCCGTGTGCTGACCGCAGGCATGGACGTGGAGCAGTACTGCCGTAATCCCGTGCTGCTTTACATGCACGAGCGCGGCAACGTGATAGGCTATGTGAAAGACCTGAAGTCCGAGAACGGCGAGGTGACCGGCGAGCTGGTCTTTGACGAGGCCAGCGAACTGTCGAAGCGATGCAAGAAACAGTACGAGTTCGGCAGCCTGCGCATGGTCAGTGCCGGGATAGACATCCTGGAACTGAGCGACGCAAAGGAACACCTCGTGCAGGGACAGACACGGCCGACGGTGACGAAGAGCAAGCTGTTCGAGGTGTCGCTGGTGGACATAGGAGCCAATGACGATGCCATCGTCCTGAAAAGGGACGGCACGGTGATAAATCTCGGCAAGGACGGCGAATGCCTCCTGCCATTGTTGAACAACAAACCCCAAAAACAAAAAGTTATGGATCAGAAAATGCTGGCCCTCCAGTTGGGCCTGCCGGAAACGGCTGACGAGGCGGCCATCAGCGCGAAGCTCGCGGAACTGAAAGCCTCCAAGGAAGATGCGGACAAGCTCCGCAAGGAAAACGAGACACTGCAGCTCGGACGCATCACGGCGGCGGTGGAAAAGGCCATTGCGGAAAAGCGTATCGGCGAGGACAAGAAACAGCAGTTCATTGAGCTCGGTAAGAAAATCGGAGTGGAAGACCTGGAAAGCACTTTCGGTGCCATGTCGCCGCAGGTGAAGCTGAGCGCAGTCGTCGGCCATTCGGGAGGCGCTCCTTCTGTAACTACTGCCACTTACAAGAAACTGAGCGAGGTGCCGGCAGATAAGCTGGAGGAGATGCGCGAGAAACAGCCGGACGAATACAAGCACCTGTACAAGGCGGAGTACGGCATGGAGTGTGAAATCTGAATGTGAAACCTGATAAAGACAATGACAATGAACAAGAAAATCATGATGGTGCTGGCTGCTGTCCTGTTCAACTGCATGACAGGCGGTTTGCTGGCAATGGCGGCCGGTATTTCTCCGGTGGCCGGTGCGGCCGGCATGAATGCCGTGGCCGTCCTGTTCGGCGGCACTGTGCCTCAAGGCGTGCTGCGTGCCGGAGTGTATAAGGAAATCTGGACGGGCGAGCTGGTGAAGGCCCTGCGCGGCCTGCTGGAAGGCACGTGGCTGGACGGCATACCTGACAGCTCGTCCCTGGTGAACAATGACATCATTCACCTGGTAGAGGTAGGAGTTGACCCGGAAGTGCTGATCAACAACACGACCTACCCAATCCCGTTGCAGGCTCTGGACGATGCGGACATCGCCATCGAGCTTGACAAGTTCCAGACGAAGGTGACCCCCATCACGGACGATGAGCTGTATGCCATCAGCTACGACAAGATGAGCCGTGTGAAGGAGAGTCACTCGAATGCCATCAATGACGCCAAGTTTGCGAAGGCAGCCCATGCGCTGTGCCCTACGGAAAATACGGACACCACTCCGGTATTGGTAACGACCGGCGAGCGTGATGCCGACACGGGGCGTCTGCGCCTTGTGCCAGGTGACATCGTGCGCCTGAAAGCTGCATTGGACAAGTTGCGTGTACCGGCTGACAAGCGTCGTCTGGTATTGTGCAGTGACCATGTAAACGACTTGTTGATGGCAGACCAGAAGTTCAAGGAGCAGTATAACCTGAACCAGACGGATGGCAGGATAGGCCGCCTGTACGGTTTCGACATCTATGAGTTCGGGAATACCCCGCTCTATACCGTTGCCGGCAAGAAGAAAGCTGTCGGTGCCTTGGCCGAAGCCTGGGAATTCCAATGTTCGTTCGCCTTCTATGTACCGCGTGTGTTCAAGGCCACCGGCTCTACCAAGATGTATTACAGCGAGGCATCGACTGACCCGGAATACCAGCGCAACAAGATCAACTTCAGGCACTACTTCATCTGCATGTTCAAGAAAGCGGATGCCGGTGTGGCAATCCGCAGCGGTTATCAGGCATCTTCGGACGGCAGCATCACGGCAGACCCGACTACCGTGACAATCCCGGCCGAGGGTGGCAGCAAGGACGTGACAGTGACGGCAAGCGGCGCATATACGGTGGGTGCGGCTCCTGATGGGTTCAATGTAAGCAAGAAAGGCAATACCGTGACCATTTCGGCAGATGCCAACGAGGGTGAGCAGAAAAGCGGAACCCTGACATTGACCTTGCAGTCCAACAACAGCAAGACAGCGCAAATAACGATAACCCAAACGGCCAAAAGTGAGTAAGTCATGGCACAGTTGAAACGTTTGGTATTACACTGCACAGCCACTCCTGAAGGCCGCGAAGTGAGCGCGGCGGACATCCGCCGCTGGCACACCGACCCGGTGAGCAAGGGTGGCCGCGGGTGGAAGCAGGTCGGCTATACCGACATGATACACCTGGACGGAAAGGTGGAACGCCTGGTGGACAACAACGAGGACGCACAGGTGGATCCCTGGGAGATTACCAACGGGGCAAAAGGGTACAACACCACATCCCGGCACGTTGTGTACGTCGGCGGCGTTGTCGCTGACGGCAAGACCCCCAAGGACACCCGTACCCCGGCGCAGAAGAAGGCGATGGAAGCCTACGTGAAAGACTTCCGCCGGCGTTTCCCCTCCATCCCGGTTGTAGGGCATAATCAGCTGGCGGCGAAAGCCTGCCCGAGTTTCGATGTGCCTGCATGGCTGGAATCGATAGGAATCAAACAATAAAACATAGTATCAGATGGAACTCAGTGAAATTCTCAATTTCGTACTGGGTGGCTCACTTCTGGCGACCGTTGTTGGCATTGTGACGCTCCGCGCGACGGTGCGCAAGGCCAACGCGGAAGCCGAGAAGGCGAAGGCGGATGCCGAGACCGTGCGGATTGACAACGCTGAGCACGCCACCCGGATACTTGTGGACAACATAGTCGAACCGTTAAAAGACGAACTCAATGCGACGAGGAAAGACCTTCAGGCGACGAAGCGCGAGATGGCACGCCTTCGCAAGGCCATTGACACTGCCAATTCTTGCAAGCATCATGACGATTGCCCTGTGCTTCGTGGGGTGCGCGAGCACCCGAAAGACAGCGCGGGAAACGACACGGACGGAAACGGCGACGGGTCGGGCGGACAGCATGAGGAGCGAAGTCCGCCTGATACGGACGGAAACGGTACCGAAGTCGGAGGTGAGTCTGGCGATACCGGCTGACAGCCTTCTGAGGCTTCCTCCGCTGGCCTCATACAGCGGGAAGAGCGGACAGGCCAGCGTATCGGTAAGCCGCGACAGGGGCGTGATCACCGTGTACGCGAGCTGCGACAGCCTGCAGCTCCTGGTGGAATACTATGAGCGGACATCCTCCGTGTGGCAGGAACGCTACGAGGAGATGGCCGGCCTGTACGAAGAGGAAATAAAACAGCGTTCGAACCCCGTTAAAATCTTTTTCTACGGTTTCGGGGCTGGAATACTGATAGGGATTTTAATCACAATATTCATCCAAAAACGAAAGAAAGATGGCAACTAAGAAATTCATATACGGCATAGCCGTGGTAAAGTTCAACAGCAAGGAAATCGGCTACATTGAGAAAGGCAGCTGGGACTGGGGCGGCACTAAGCCGGAGAGTACGGACGTGGAAGCCGAGCAGGTACCTGACGCTCCGGTGCTGACACTGGCCAACAAGAACGCGACCATCGCGCCGACATTCAACCTCATCCAGCTGGACTACGAGAACATCCAGGCCGTGCTCGGCGGCACGCTGGTGGGCAGCACGGGCAGCTACACCGGCTGGAAAGCCCCGACCGACCTCGTGGAGCTGCGCGGCCCGTGGGAGATCCAGTTCGTGAGCGGCCAGACGATGAAGATACCCAACGGCACCATCATGGCCAACCTGGGCGGCAAGCTGACGCTGACGGAGGTATCCAAGCTGGAATGCCAGCTGAAGGTGAACAAGCCCGAAGAGCCGGACACCGCTCCCTACGAAATCAACGACACGCCGTCAGAGTAACGTATGGACAAGTCAACGGAACGTCTGGTGCAAGCCGAGGGGACGGCCGCCCTGTTGGACAGGGGCGTGTCCGTCCCCTTGAAGGAACTGCGCATCCCTTTCAGGAAGAAGCCCCTGAAGCTGCGCGTGGTGATGCGCCGCCCCCGACTGGGCGGACTGATACGGCTGGCGAGAGTCTATCTGTCGCTGGGCGTGACGGCAGAGCAGATGAAGAAGTTCACGAAGGAGGAGGAAATGGCCTTCCTTGCGGCACACGGCAAGGAGATAAGCCGCATGATAGCCTACACGCTGTGCCGGGGCTGGATAAGCCGCCGCCTGCTGGTGGGCGTAACAGCCTGGGTGGTGAGGAACTGGATGGCTCCGGAGTACCTGGACGCGGCCATGCGCAGGTTCATCTTCCTGCTGGGTACCGACCCTTTTACGAGTATTATCAGGTCAGCCGGGAAGATGAACCCGATGAAGCTGAGACTGAGCCAAAAAAAGAAGGGGAGTTAAAGACGGTGTACGAGCCGTCCCATAGCCCCTTCGGATTTGTCTGGCAGATTGCCAACGCCACGGGATGGAGTGTGGACTACATTCTGGAAGGCGTGAACTACCAGACCCTGATCATGATGCTGGCTGACGCGCCGCGCTATGTCCGTAAGAAGAAGGAAGAGATGAGCGCGGAAGAGGAGGCCGCCGGTATTGTAGGATTTTTCCAAAGCAACCTGAAGAAATAGCATGGCAACGAAACCCGTAGAAATAGAGATACTGATGCGTGACCGCCTGAGCGCCGGGCTTGACAAGGCCGGGCGCAAGGTGGACGAGCTGAAAACGAAGACCACCGGCGCGTCGGCGGAGATGGAGCGGCTGGACAGGCAGGCCGAATCCGTCCGGGGTACCGTGTCGAAGATTGCCGGGGCGTTCGCCGTGAAGGAACTCATCAGCAACATCGTCAAGGTGCGCGGCGAGTTCCAGCAGTTGGAGGCCTCCTTCCGTACCATGCTGGGCAGCGAGGAAAAGGCCGACGCGCTGATGCAGCAGCTCATACGCACGGCGGCCACCACCCCGTTCGACCTCCAAAGCGTAGCTAACGGCGCGCGCCAGTTGCTGGCCTACGGTGAGAACGTGGAGAACGTCAACGATGACCTCATCCGCCTGGGCAACATCGCCGCCGGACTGAACCAGCCCCTGAATGACCTGATTTATCTTTACGGCACCACCATGACGCAGGGCCGCCTTTATACGGCAGACTACAACCAGTTTGTGGGCCGCGGCATCCCCCTCGGCCGTGAGCTGGCAAGCGTCCTGGGCGTGACGGAGAGCAAGGTGCGCGAGATGGTGGAGGCCGGCAAGGTCGGTTTCCCGGAAGTGCAGCAGGCCCTGCAGAACCTCACGAACGAGGGCGGCATGTTCTACAACCTCATGGAGGAGCAGAGCAAGACCATCACCGGACGCATCAGCAACATTGAGGACAGCATCAGCATGATGATGAATGAAATCGGGCAGCAGTCCGAAGGCATTATCGGCGGTTCGCTGGATGCGGTGTCCTACCTGGTTGACCACTACGAGCAGGTGGGCCGCGTATTGGTCGGGCTTGTCGGCACCTATGGGGCATACAAAACAGCCGTCATGGCCGTCACCGCCATGCAGGCCCTCCAGACGGCCGGCGTTGGCGCGCTGACCGTGGCCGAAACCCTGCATTACGGCTGGCTCGTCATTGTGGAGAAGGCGCAGAAGCTGCTCAACGCCACGATGCTCGCCAATCCCTACGTGCTGGTGGCCACGCTGATTGCCGGCGTGGTGGCCGCGATGGTGTCGATGAAGACCGAGACGGAACGGCTGAAGGAAGCCGAGGAGGAATACCAGGCCGCCAAGCGGAAGACCATCGAGGCCGAGGAGGAACACCGGCGCAGGCTGGAGGAACTTTGTGGTGTGGCCGGTGACGAGAGCCTGGCCACCGACACCCGGCGCGAGGCATTGAACAAACTTGAACAGAAATACCCGGACATCTTCGCCAAGTATGACACCGAATACGAGAAGCTGAAAAACATCAAGCGCATCAAGGAGGAAATCGCTGAGCTGGAAGCCGGACAATCCATCACGCGGCCTCAGAATGAGCTGGACAGCGTGAACGAGCGCATTGCCGTGCTGGAAGCCAAGAAAGCCACCGAACGATGGGAGGACGCCAACGGTTCCGGGACGCGGATGCGCAAGGTAGGCGGTCTGACCGGAAACGAAGCCACCGAGCTGCAGAACCTGTATAACAAAAGGAAGGCGTTGTCCGAACAGGTGCGCAAGGAGCGTGCCAACGCCTACTTCGAGAACCTGACCGGCATCAGCAACGAGACGCTGGAGCAGCAGATCCGGCAGCGCGAGAACCTGCTGGCCCGGATGACGACCGAGCAAAGGAAATACGGAGCCATTACCTATGGCAACGAGACGTTGAGAGGCACGTTCAGCCATGACGAGTTGCAGTACCAGCTCAACAAGCTGACCGCCGAGAAGAACCGCCGGAACCTGAGGCGCGACTCCAGCGCGGACTGGGGCGCACAGGCGCGGAAGGAATACGAGCAGGCCCTGAAAGCCTACAACGACTTCCTGGCCGACACGTCCAACAGCCTGACGCGGGAGGATTATGAGAAGAAGGCCAAGGGACTGAAGGACGCCCTCAGCCTGGCCAAGAAGGAATACGACCGGTACAAGCCCGGCGAGGACAAGGATTCCGAGAGCGAGCGCAAGGCCGCCGACAAGGCCGAAAAGGAAGCCGAACGGCGCAGACAGGCGCAGCAGAAGCTGGACGACGAACTCATCGCCCTGGAGTTGCAGAACCAACAGGATGAGCTTGACCTGATGGGCGAAGGGACGGACAAGAAGCTGGCGCAGATAGACGCAGACTATGACAAGCGCAAGGCCGAAATCGAAAAGAAGGCCCGCGAGCTGGCCGATGCCAACAGGAAGGCCGGGGTGGCGGACGTGAACTCCTCCGGGCTGACGAAGCCGCAGCAGGACGAAATCGACCGGGCGAACGGACTGAACGAGGATACCCGCAGGAAGGAAACCGTAGAGGTCTATGAGGCGGAAGCCGCAGCCATGCGCGACTACCTGAAAGAGTACGGCACTTACCAGCAGCAGAAGCTCGCCATCGCCCAAGAGTACGCGGAAAAGATACGCAAGGCGCAAAATGACGGAGAGCGCATGGCACTGGAGCGGCAGCGCGATTCGGAGACGGCCGCCCTGGACGTGTCCTACCTGAAGCAGTCCATCGACTGGACGGCCGTGTTCGGGGAGTTCGGCGGCATGTTCTCCGACATCATCCGCCCGGCGCTCGAACAGGCGAAAGCCTACATGCGGACGGACGAGTTCAAGCGGCTCGACCCCTCCAGCCAGAACGACCTGGTGGATGCCGTCCGGCAGATGGAGCAGTCCTCGGGCGGTTCCGACAAAGCCAGCTTCAGGCGGCTCGGTACCGAAATCGACAGCCTCCGGCAGTCCATGCTGGAGCTGAACGAGGCGAAGCAGGCGGAGGCCGAAGCCCTCGAAAGGCTCAAGGAAGCGCAGGAGAATTACGAGCAAGCCCTGCGTGAGGGTTCGGATGCCGAAATTGAGGCAGCCCGGACGGCGAGGGACACAGCCCAGGAGAATGCCGACTCCGCTTCGGAATCCGTCCGGACACAGGAGGCCGTTGTAAACGGTAACCAAAAAGCCGTCACCGATACGGCATCCACACTTCGTGCCAACATGGAGAACGTGACGCAGGGCCTTCAGAAGCTCGCCTCTTCCGGCATCCGGAACGCCTACGACGGCCTGATACAGCTCGGCAAGGGCACCGGCGGCGCGATGGGAAAGATTGCCGAGAGCCTGGAGAAGGTTCCCATCGTGGGATGGATCATCTCCATCATCGACGTGTTCAAGGACGGGCTGAGCAACTTCATCGGCCCGCTGCTTGACAGCGTGTTCAATGCGGTCAGCGGCATCATCGGCGACGTGCTTTCCGGCGACGTGTTCGTCACGCTGTTCAAGTCCGTCCGTTCCGGTATCGGCAACATCCTTGACGCCATCTCGTTCGGCGGGTTCGGCAAGCTGGTGGACAAGATAAACGGGAGCAATGCGGAAGAGGTGCAGGCCTCCATCGACCGGCTGACCGACCGCAACGAGTCCCTGCAGCAGAGCATCGAAGACCTGACCGACACCATCAAGGGCGGCGAGGGCCGGAAGAGCGTGGCCGCCTACCAGCAGGCCTACGACTACCAGAGCGAGCAGAACGCGAACTATCTCGCCATCGCGCAGGCGCAGGCCGGGTACCACGGCTCGCACCATTCCTGGAACTACTACTGGGGCGGCTTCTCGCGCGAACAGATAGACAAGCTGAGCCAGCAGATAGGACGGCAGTGGGACGGCAGCCTGTGGAGCCTGTCCCCCGAAGAAATGAAAACCCTCCGCTCCAACGTGGACATGTGGAAGCAGATACAGGACACGGGAAAGGGCGGTTACGGCGGGCGGCTGACGGAAAAGCTGGACGACTACATCGACCAGGCCGGCAAACTGGAGGAGCTGGAAGAGCAGTTGAACGAGAGCCTGACCCAGATTTCTTTCGACTCGCTCTACGACTCGTTCATCGACACGCTGATGGACATGGACGCAAGCGCGGAGGAGATAGCCGGAAACGTAAGCGAATACTTCATGCGGGCCATCCTGAGCAACCAGATAGGCGAGCAGTACAAGGAACGGCTGCAGGCCTGGTATGACGACTTCGCCGAACGGATGAAGGACAACGACCTGAGCGCGGAGGACATCGCCGCCCTCACGAACGGCTACGAGGCCATCGTGGAGGACGCCGTGGCCCTGCGCGACAAGCTGGCCGAGGCCACCGGGTATGGCGGGGAGGAAGGCGGCACGACACAGACGGGCAAGGCCGGCAGCTTCAGCGCCATGAGCCAGGAGCAGGGTACCAAGCTCGAGGGGCTTTTCACCTCCGGGCAGATGCACTGGGCCAGCATCGACGAGCAGATGCAGGATGTGAGCGAGCAGATGGGCACGGCGGTAGACCACCTCCGGCGCATCGAGGAAAACACCGGAAACAGTGCCAGGCATCTGGACGAGATAAAGAACGACATCAAGAAAATCATACGTGACGGACTTAAAATGAAGTGAACTATGGCAATGGACGCGATACTCGGAGGCAAGGTGCTGGTGAACGGCACCGACATCTGGAAGGAATACGGCGCTTTCCTGGTGGAGAAGAAACGCGGCGACCGGAACAACCTGAAAGCGATAATGGCCCCGTCCAAGACCAAGAGCCATGTGGCGGTGGACATCCGCGAGGAGGACGGCGAGAAATACTCGTCCGTGCTGGACGTGAGGAACCAGGCGCGGGACGTGAAGCTCATGTTCGCCCTGTACGCAGACACGCGCGAGGCATGGCTGTCGCAGTACCGGGCGTTCATCGCCTTCCTGAAACAGGGGGACGGCGGATGGCTGGACATCCGCTTCCCCGACCTTGACCTGACGCTGCACGTGTTCTACAAGGACGGCAGCGACTACGAGCCCCTGACCTACCTCTGGCAGGCGGGCAAGCAGGCCAGCCGGTTCACGGTGATTTTCCGCGAACCGAAACCCACTATTTGAAAGGCAATCTAAAGGCATTATAACGATATGGTAACGATATACGGCAGCGACGGAACAGTGAAGATACAGGCACCCTGCGACGACAACTCGACGCAGGAGCACGAGCTGCAGGGCGACAACGTGCTCACCCTGTCGTTTACGCTGTACGAGCACGTGGCACTGGAGGTGAACGACTACGCCGAGTTCCGGGGGCAGAAATACTGGCTCATGGAGCGTTACCGCCCGGAACAGAAGAACACCGTGGAGTGGCGGTACGACATGAAGCTGTACGGGATAGAAAGCCTGATCAAGCGTTTCCTCGTGCTGAACGACACGGACGGCGACGACGAGCCCGTGTTCACGCTGACCGCCCCTCCGAGGGAACATGTGGCCCTCATCGTGAAAAGCATCAACAACGGCATGAACCGCACCACCGACTGGAAGGTCGGCACGGTGGAAGGCACGGACAACATCGTCATCGACTATGAAGGCAAATACTGCGACGAGGCCCTCCGGGAAGTGGCCGAGAAAGCCGGGAACCGCGCCGAGTGGTGGGTGGAAGGCCAGACGGTGAACGTGTGCCGCTGCGAGACGGGCGAGGAAGTGACGCTGGGGTATAACAAGGGCCTGACGGGCATAAGCTGCGACATGGCCGACAACGCCAAGTTTTACACCCGGCTCTATCCGGTGGGCAGCAGCCGGAACATTGACCCGGAGAAATACGGGCACAGCCGGCTCCAGCTTCCCGGCGGCGTGAAGCATGTGGACGTGAACGTGGAGAAGTACGGCGTATGGCACCATTACGAGGCGGACGCCTTTTCGGACATCTATCCCAAGCGTATCGGCACGGTGAGTTCGGTGCGCAGCGAGGAAGTGACCGACGAGGAAGGCACCCCCTTCAAGATATTCTATTTCAAGGACAACAGCCTGGGATTCGATCCGAACAGTTATGAGATAGCCGAAAAGGTGAAGCGCATCTCCTTCCAGGAAGGGAGCGAACTGGCCGGACTGGGCGAAGAGGAGGACGGCACCTACTATTTCGAGGCCAACTACGACAGCGACACCCACGAGTTCGAGCTGATCACGATATGGCCGTATGACGACGGCACCCAACTTCCCAACGACACCCTTTGCCCGAAGGCGGGCGACAAGTACATCCTTTGGAACATCCGGATGCCGGACGAATACTACCCGCTGGCCGAGCAGGAGTTCCGGGAGGCGGTAGACCGCTACAACGAGGAAAACGCCGTGGACGCGGGCCGCTACAAGGGGCCGACCGACCACGTATATATAGAGGAAAACGGCATCGACCTGTATGTGGGCCGTCGGGTAAGGCTGGAGAGCCGGCAATACTTTCCGGAAACGGGATACAGGAGCAGCCGCGTCACCAAGATAACCCGGCAGGTGAACCTGCCCTCGCAGATGGACGTGGAGATAAGCGACGCGGTGAGCACCGGTGCGATGGAGGCCATAGGCGACAGCATCGCCGACGCGAAGAACTACGTGAAGACCGCCACGGCGGGGAGCTTCCCCGACCTGATACGGAGCTGGGACAACACCTATCCGACTGACAACAACGTGTTCTCGGCACGCAGGACACTGAAGGAAGCCCTGAGCAGGCTGCGCGAGGACACGGCACAGGAGAAGCTCCATTTCCTGAAAGGCGCGGACTTCGGCCGGTACAAGGCCGGGGAGAGCGGTGCGGGAGTGGACGGGGACGGCAACGCCGAGTGGCTGACCGTCGTCATCCGGGAACTGCTGCGCTCGGTGAAGTTCGTGGACGGCATGACCGGCGAGGGCTGGCAGCTGTGGATGGACGCGCTGACCGGGTTGAGCAACCTGACCATTGACAAGGTGACCATCCGGCAGACGCTGGTCGCCCTGGAACTGCTTATCCAGAAGGTACGCAGCATCGGCGGGCAGTTCGTCGTCAGCGCGGCCAGCGGCAAGATAAAGGCTGTCACGAAGGACGGCGACAACTACAAGATCACCTTCGAGCAGGAAAACGAGTTCACGGCACACGACCTGATGCGCTGCGCGGAGTTCACCGGTACCTCCCTGCGCGGATATTGGGTGGAAATCTCCGCCTCGGACGGGGAAGGCGTCACCGTACCCGTTAGCGAGTTCGGCGGCGTGGAACCCAAGGCGGGCGACGAGTGCGTGCTGATGGGCAACACGCAGAACCGGCTGCGGCAGAACCTCATCTCCATCGCGGCCACCGAGGACGGGCAGCCGCGGGTGGACGTTTTGGACGGCGTGAGCGCCAAGAGTTTTGACGGCTGCCTCCGCGTGCGCCTGGGCAACCTGGACGGAATCAGCGACAGCCGGTTCCCGGCCGACAACCAGCCGCACGGCAACGGACTGTACGGCGACAACGTGTACCTGATGGGCACGTTCGTATTGACCACAGGCGAGGACATCCTGACGCGTTTCGAGATTACGGAGGGCAGGATTGAGGCCGCCGTGGAGGGGCTTCGCAAGGACTTCACGGAGGACAGGAGCTATCTGGACAACGCCTCGTTCGGCGACGGCATGAACAAGTGGGACACCGAAAACGAGGCCACCTTCTTCCTTTTGGGCAACAAATGGATATGGGCGAACGGCGCGCCGCTGTCCGACAAGACGAACTATGCCTGCGTGAAGACCGACGACGGGCGCACCACCGTATATATACGCAACAAATACATCCTGCAGAAAAACGGAAACTTCCGCTTCATCCCGACGTACAACGAGGTGAACGCCGAGGGACAGAAGAAGCCGGAGGCGGTGTACCTGAGTTTTTTCTACCGCGTGGCCAAGACCGGACGGCTGACCATCAAGTTCGAGGGGCTGGACAAGACCGGCTTCGAGAACTTCAACGAGTTCGCCTACGACGGCGAGCTGGCGGTGACGGACGGCTACCAGGTGTTCAACCACAGCGGGCTGTGGAACGGCACGGGCGACTTTAAGCTGTCGTTCACAGGCGAGATATACCTGTACATGCTGGTGCTGAGTACCGACCGCGCCGAAGCCCTGGCCTACAAGTACAAGACCCTGTTCGAGCAGTCCGAGAAGCTGGTTAAGATAGCTGCGGCCAACTTCGACAAGGACGGCAACGTCATTGAAAGTTCTCAAATCGTCACCACGGCCAAGTACAACGAGATGATGTCGCAGTATTTCGACGAGGACGGCGTGCTAAAAAACAAGGCCGGTCTGGTGACGACCGCGATGGCCAACAAACTGTACGCCTTCGATGCCGACGGAAAGATTGTGTCCATGATAGACCAGACCGCTTCCGACATCAGAATATCAGCGGCTAACATATCGTTGGAGGGGCTTGTGACGGCGAACGACAATTTTAAGATACTTGAGGACGGCAGCATAGAAACCAACAACGCGAAACTGAGAGGCTACATGTATTCCGTGTTCAAGCCGATAAGAAGCAGCGACGCGACAGAATTGGGGTATAATGAGACGACAGACAATGTGGAATACCGGTTGAATACTAATATATTTGTCGACGCCACCTTTAACGGAGTCGTGCTGCCCGTATCGGTAGACTACGAAGGGGCGAGGGTGATCATAATGGATTCCCATTTTGTCAAGACGCGCACGATAACCCCGCCCACCACGATAAGGACGGAAGACGGCAGCCCGATATTCAGCGGGCTGTTCTATCAAAGCCGTGACGCGACTGAACATTATGACCAATTCGATGCGGAAATCATGGAAATTGACAGCGGGACGATAGAGCTGGTGCTCCAGAACTGTCCCGAATATGACGAGGAAACCGGAGAGGTTGTCTCATACAACCTGCGGTGGATACTCATAAACAACAGTTGCCAGCATCTGAGCTGGACAAGGAGAGGCGAGACTTACGAATACCGATATAATGCATGGTAATATGGCAAAATTGAATTTCAAGGAGTTTACGGTGCCGGCCGGCATAAGCGGGCGGAGCAGCCGTACAGGCGATGCGAGGGAAAGCCTTGCAGACCTGATTTATCTGAACGTGAACGGCATCCGCGCCCATGCGCTGGCGATGAAGATATACAAGAGCGCTGGCGCGGAGGAATACGACCGTTCCGAAGTGTCACTGATAACAAGAATCGCAAACGAGTATTGCACGCCGGCCTTCATCGACGGGCTGCGCGCACAACTGGAGAAAGGAGTCGGCCATGAAAGCGATATATAACAAGGTAATACCCTTTAAGGGCTACAAATGCGTGAACCTTTTCGGCGTGCTGTTCGTGCGCGAGGGTTGCACGATGAGAGCGGAGGACTACAACCACGAGGCCATCCACACGGCGCAGATGAAGGAGCTGCTTTATGTGCCGTTCTATCTGCTGTACGTGCTGGAATGGCTGTGGCATTTAGTGCGGCTGCGTGATACGAAGGCGGCCTACCGGTCAACCAGCTTCGAACGGGAGGCCTACGCCCACCAGTCCAATGCGGATTATCTGAAGACAAGAAAGAAGTTTAACCAGTATAAAATGCAATAATATGGCCATATCACAGGAAGACATACAGCAGGTGCTCAACGCCATCAAGGCGGAGAGCCAGGGCGTGCAGGAACTGGAAACGGTATCCTCGCTGAATGGGGTGAACTCCCTTCCCGGCGTAAAAGGGGATGAACTGGTCAATGTTCCGATGACGCTGCTCCAGAAGCCCGCCACGGATGCGGCTGCTGCGGCCAACTCCGCCGCGCAGGCCGCCAACACGGCCGCCCAGACAGCCAATGCGGCGGCCAGTACGGCCACGGAAGCCAAGAATGCCGCCAGTTCCGCAGCGGCCACGGCCAACGAGGCGGCAGGCAAGGCCCAGCAGGCCGCCACGCAATACGAGAACACGGCCAAGGCCGCCATGAACGGTGCTTCGGCCCGTTTTGCGGGCTTTGTGGACAGCGGCACCATACAGGCCACGTCCGCCACGCAGGGCGGGGGAACCGTGGTGTACGTGAAAAGCCAGAAGGCGTTCGCCTACAGCGTGGGCGGCCAGCTTTACAACAACTGGGCCGTGACCGGTATCCCGTCCCCCGACCTGTTTCTGGACGGCACACGCGTTGCAGTGCTAAAGGACAAGGTCTATATCTGCGGCGACACGCTGTATGTGTGGAGCGACGAAGAGGGTGACCTGGTAAAGGCCAGCGGCGGCGGGAGCGGCAGCGGCTTCTACAACGTGACGCTGCTTCATCCGCTGGAAACAGGCTACTACACGCTGGAAACGGCAGTGGCCGCGCTGTCTGCGGCGGAGATAGACGAGGAGGCGAAGCCCGGCATGGTGATAACCTTCGAGGCATCCGCCGGCAAGTGGCTCGACTACCGTTTCGAGGGTACGGACATCTCGTCCTTCCTGACGGCTTCGGCATGGAACCGTTACGGAGGCGGCGACGCGATCAAGAAAATCAAGGTGACGAAAGGCACGTCCGCCGAAGAACTCAGTCCCGACGGACAGGGGACGGTGAACCTTGACATCCCCGTGGTGGAAGTTGACCAGTCGGTGAACGAGAACTCCACCAACCCGGTGAGCGGCAAGGGCGTGGCGGCGAAGATAAACGAGAAGGCGGCCACCTACGGCACCGCCCTGCAGCTGAACGAAATCGGCGAGGGCGCGGACAAGGCCTATTCGCTGAGCCTGCTGAACGAGGCCGGCGAGGTCATCAGCACGAGCGACATGTTCACCGGCGGAGGCGGCGGCACGGTGGCCACTACGAAAGTCGCGCTGACACGCGTCACCCCGAACCGGACCGTCAAGAGCGGCGACGAGGTGAAGCTGACCTACACCTACGACCAGACGGACACCACGACCGGCGAGAGCACCGGCAACCCCGGCCGTGTCACCGTGACCGTGACGCAGGGCGCGAACACCAACACACTGACGGCCAATGTGGCCGCCGGCAGCACGAACACGGTGGACGTGACAAAGTACATGGGCATCGGTACCAATACCGTCCGTGTGCGCGTAGAGGTCGGCGAAGGCGCGGAGATGCAGGTGGCGCAGGTGACGTGGAGCATCAACGTGGTGCAGCTCACGCTGAGCAGCAGCTTCGGCATCGCCACGGCCGTCACGCGCGGCCAGGCATTAAGCATCCCCTACGCCCTGAGCGGCGCCGGCACCAAGACCCTGCGCTGCTATGTGGACGGAGAGGACACGGAAGACCGCAGCATCACCAGTTCCACGGCCAACGGCAGCTTCTCCATAGCGACCACGAACCTGGCACACGGCACGCACACGGTGCAACTCGTGGTGGAACTGGAACTGTCGGACGGGAGCACGATAAAGAGCAACAGCATCCTTTTTGCCGTGGGCATCCGGGAGGCCGGGAACAACACGCCGCTGGTGTCCGCGAGGTTCGACTATGCGGACGGGGCAGTCGCCGAAAAGGGCCAGACCCCCTACATCCAGACGAAGCAGTACGACAGCTACACCCTGCAATATGCCGCCTACAACCCCAATGAAACCCCGACACGGGCGGACGTGTATGTGGGTGGCACGCTGGCCTCGTCCGCCTCCGTGCCGTTCACGGCGCAGAACCTGACGCTGCGCGCCTCCAACTACGGCGAGGAGCAGTGCAGGATTGTGGTAGGAAGCACCACGTTCAAATTTCGCCTTATTGCCGAAAAGAGCGACCTGAACCTCAGCGAGCCGACGGACGGCATGACGCTGAAGCTGACGGCCCAGGGGCGGAGCAACAGCGACGTGAACCGGGAGGAATGGAGCTACAACGGCATTAGAACCGTGTTCGAAGGCTTCAAGTGGGGCGGCGACGGCTGGACAGGCGAGGCCCTGCGTCTGACCGACACGGCGCGCGCCACCGTGCAGCACCGCCCGCTGGCACAGCCGGAGCAGAACGTGACGAACGCGATGGCCTTCATCGTGAAGTACAAGGTGAGCGAGGTGTCGGACGAGGACGCAGAAGTCATCCGCTGCATGGACGCGGACGGCACGGGCTTCGTCATCACGGCGCAGGAAGCCCGTATGGTGACCAGGGGCAAAAGCGAGCTGTCGATGAAGATGGCCGCCGGCGAGGTGTACGAGGTGGCCTTCGTAAGCTTCCCCAAGAGCACGGACGGGTCGAGCGACTACGAGAAGCGGAACACGGAGATGGTGTACCTGTATATCAACGGCATCATGTCCGGCTCGGTGCAGCGCAGCACCTCGGACAGCGTGTACCAGGCGAGCCCTGCGGATATCGGACTGGGCTCCGACGGCGCGACGACGGACGTGTACCTGATGAGGGCATACGGCACCTACCTGAGCGATTCGCAGGTGCTGGAGACCTACATGATAGACCAGGACAGCGCGGATGGGATGATGGCCCTGTATGAAAGCAACGACGTGATCGACGAGAACGGCAATGTGACGGTGGACAGCGTGCCCGAGGGAATGCGCTACATCATCATCACCGGACGGCAGGACAACGGGGTTCCTACGGTACTGCAGGCGGCGGTGAACAACGACAAGGACCCGAAATACGATGTGGACGAGATGCTCTGCGTGGTGAAGGGCAACCAGGCGTTGAACTTCAAGTGCGTGGGCGGCTGCATCAGGCTGCAGGGCACGAGCTCGCTGGCCTACCCGATAAAGAACTACCGCATCTACTTCAAGAACGCCTCCAAGGTGGCGGGCGACCTGTACCTGGGCTGCGACGAGCAGGGCATTGGCGGAGAGTTGCAGGAAGAGGCCGCCTACTCCTTCCGTCCTGCCAATGGTAGCCAAAAGCAAGCGGCGCCAGTTGATTGTTTCTGCCTGAAGGCCGACTTTGCGGAAAGTTCATCGTCACACAACACCGGTATGGCCAAGCTGGTACAGAACATCCTGACGCAGGCGGGAGAACTTACCCCTGCACAGAGACACTGCGATACCTCCTACCCGTATGACGTGCGCACGACCATCGACGGCGAGCCGTGCTACCTGTTCTACCGTGGCAGCGCGGACGAGACGCCGCAGTTCCTGGGCAAGTTCAACTTCAACAACGACAAGAGCACGGAGGCCGTGTTCGGCTTCCTGGACATACCTGGCTACCACGACCAGGCATGGGTGACGGAGAAGTTCGGCGGGCAGAACCCGACGGAGTGCTGGGAGTTCCTTAACAACGACTACCCGATGGGGATGTTCCTGGACGACGACTTCACCACGAAGGGTGACGACGGCACCCCGAACTGGCTGAAGGTGTTCGAGGCGCGGTTCCCGGACGATGACGACCTGAACGCGCAGTACGAGGCAGGCACCAAATTGCCGGAGAACCTGATGCGCGTGGTGAAGTGGGTGAAGTCCACGCAGGACGACGGTGCGAAGTTCAAGGCGGAGCTGGCCGACTACTTCGATGTGGACTATCTGTGTGACTACTACATGTTCACGGACATCATGGGCTGCGTCGACCAGCGGGTGAAGAACATGATGATGGCCTTCTGGTACGACCCGGACAAGGAAAAGACACTGGCCTACATGATATTCTACGACTGCGACACCATCCTGGGCGTGCGCAACGACGGCCGCCTGAAATACCCGTGGGACGTGGATGAGAACACCACCGACCCGGAACTGAGCACGGAGGACAAGACCGTGTACGCCTATGCCGGGCACGACTCGGTGCTGTGGAAGAACCTGCGCGAGCAGTTCCCGGACGAGCTGGCTGCGGCCTACAGGCGCATCCGGGAACGCATGAGCGACAGCACCATCTTCGCCATGTTCGACGACGAGCAGAGCGCGAAGTTCTGCGAGCGCATCTACAACATGGACGCGCTGAACAAGTACGTGGAGCCCAAGACCGAGGGCGTGGAGGTGAACCAGGACGGCACGGTGACCAACGTGAAATACTCCTACCTGGAAGCCATGCAAGGCAACCGCAAGGCGCACCGCCACTGGTGGGTGGGCAACCGCATGGGGCTGTTCGACGCAAGATACAGCGCGGGGCAGTACACGGCCACGGACATATCGTTCAAGGGCAACAGCGCGGCGGGCGCGACGGTGCGGGCCACCCCGGCCAGGGACTTCTACTTCGAGTTCCGGCGCGAGGGCGACACGATGACGCACGACGCTGTGAATAAAGACACCGAATGGAGCTACACCTACGGCCAGACGGCGAACATCGGCACCATCTTCCACCTGTTCGGCGGGGAGTGGATGAAGAAGCTCGACCTATCGGACTGGGGCGGCTTCACGGACATGAGCCTTCCGAACCTGCCCGTGCTGGAGGAACTGGTGCTTGGCAACAGCGGCAACACCTACGCCCTGACCGAGCTGGTGCTGGGCACGAAGCTGCCCATGCTGCGGAAGCTGGACGTGGTGAACTACACGAACCTGCCGAGCCTCGACCTCTCCGGCTGCAACCGTCTGGAGGAAGTGAACGCGGCGGGCTGCACGGCATTGAGCACCATCACGTTCGCCGAGGGCGCGGCGGTGGAGAGGCTGCACCTGCCGGCGAACTTCCAGACGCTCGTCCTGCGCTCCATGCAGTACCTCAAATGGAGCGCGGTAACCTTTGACAACAAGCGGAACCTGACGGGCATCTGGATAGAGAACTGCGCGCAAATAGACGGGCTGTCGGTGTTCAAGGAGCTGTTCGCGCTGAAAGGCAAGCTGAAATACGTGCGCATCACCGGGCTGGAACTGGAAGGCGACGGCAGCGACCTGAAGCAGTGGTACGAGGCAGGGCTGGGCGGCTTCGATGCATCCGGCAACACCACGAACACGCGGTGCAAGCTGGTCGGCACGTACAGGCTGACGAAGTACCTGGACGAGTCCGAATACCAGAAGTACGTGGAGCGCTTCGACGAGCTGAACATCCGGCAGCCGCAGTACACGATGATCGAGTTCGACGACACGGTGAGCGACGACGCGAACGTGAGCAACCCCGACAACGAAACCGGGTACAAGTACGGCAACCAGTATGTTCCGAGCGCGCATGTGGCGGCCATATTGCGGCAACGGCACCGGGTGCTCGGCAAGCAGGCAGCCAAGGGAACAATGACAATCGCGCAGCTTGACGATGCGGACAGCAACAAGTATGCCGACGGTACGGCGGCAAAACTGGACGGCACGGAAGGCGACGTGTTCGTCTATGAGCCCCATTACTGGTACAAGGGCGTGAACGACTACCTGCGCAACAGGAAATACGCCTGCTTCAGTTCCCGGGACGAAATGCCCGACCGTCCGGAATGCACCGTAATCACCTTTGAGGAACTCCGTGACGGCGGCTCGATTGACAGCGGGATGAAGGTACAGACCGGGAAGGCTGATGTCCAGAGTTCGCTGACGTCTGACTCCAACTACAGTGCCGTGACGGTATCCGTATCCGGCTACAAGCGTATCCGCTTCCCGTCGGTAGTAGGCAGCAGCCTTGTGGGCGCGGTGTTCGCCGACGATGCGGGCACGGTTGTCAAGAGCGTCATCGTGGAAACGCTGAACGCCCGTTTTGTGGACGGCATGTACCTCATATCCGACGTGCCGGACGGTGCGACCCGGCTTCATTTCTCCATCCGCAATACATCTGACTTTGACTGCGTGGTGCTGAGCAACAGCGACAAGATAGAGGACATGGAGCCGGACTGGGTGGAGCATGAGGCTTGCCTGTGCGGCGCATTCCAGGCCGTGACTATCGGCTCGAAGCTGTACAGCGCCATCAACGGCGCTACCAGCGTGGCCTCTTTGACGCAGCCGGACATGGTGTATTATGCCAACCAGCGGGGCTTGCAACTGGTGGACTGGGAGATGAACAAGGACGTGGCGAACCTGTTCTATGCGAAGTACGGCCGCCGTGACGCGCAAGACCAGTGCGGATACGGACAGAACACGAATGCGCGCATTATCGGCACGACATCCATCCTGGGCATGACGGACACCGTCAACCCCGACCACAAGACGGAATGGTGCTGGTACAAGACTACAGACGAATACGGTTCCGACAAGTATGTCCAGATAGCGTCCTGCAACTGCCTGGGCTATGAGAACTGGTTCGGCAACAAGGCGGAGTGGATGGACAAGGTGAACCTTCCGAACAGCCCGTCGAGCGAGCAGTACAAGCTGTACATCGAGATGCCCGACGGCACGACGCGGAAGGTGAAGAGCACGACGACGAGCGGCTTTATGACTGCTGTCGTCCACCAGAAGTGGATGGACATAGTAAGCGCGGCCGGTGCTGGAAGCTCCACGACATATTATTGCGACGAGTTCGTTCCGAGCGGTTCCACGGGCCGTGTGGTCTTTCGGTCGAACGGCTACGCGAATGCGTCCGCCGGTGTCGGTCGTGCGCATTGCGGTGACGATTCGTCGTATACGACCGCGAGCATCGGTTCTCGTCTCGCCTTCCGCGGCAAAATCGATGTCGCGGAAAGCGTCGGAGCGTTCAAGTCGCTGAGCGTTCCGGAGGAGTATGCGTAAGCGTAAGGCGGAGCGCGCCAAAGCGGGAGCGAAGCGACAAAGCGAAAGCAGGAGGAAGGTAAAAATACGGGCGTAAGCCCGTCGAATTTTGAAAATTAGGAAGTTAAGATGAATAAAAGTGTTAATTTTGCAGTTCGTAGGCGGATTCCCCCATAGGCCGTGTGGTCTATCGGTCGAACAACAACGCGAATGCGAACGCCGGTGTCGGTCGTGCGAATTGCGGTAACGATTCGTCGAATACGAACGCGAACATCGGTTCTCGTCTCGGTAACAGTCCAAGGGAACTCTAGTCGGCGTACAGGGCCGGGCACGCGTGCCCAATCCGGTGCCGAGGGGGATGAGCCTCGCCAGCAGCGGCCTATGGCCGGAAAGGCGGAACATCAAGTGTCGGGCGATAGGGTTTGGTAGGCCGTATAAACGGCTCGAAGAAGCCTGGCCCGGAGGATTGAAGGCATTAACAGTAAAGCGACAGCAATGCACAGGGAAGGACATCTGATGGAAGAGATAACGGCATATCCGAACATGGAGGAGTCGTTCAGGGCGGTAGTCCGCGGCAGCCGCCGCAAGGGCAGCCGTACCGGCCGTGCGCTTCTTGCCCACAAGGAAGAAGTCATCGCCGAACTGTCGGCACGCCTGGCCGACGGGAGCTACACCATCAGCAACTACCACGAGATGGAAGTGACGGAGGCAGGCAAGCTGCGGCGCATCCAGGTGCTTCCCATGAAGGACAGGATAGCCATCCATGCCGTCATGAACGTGGTGGACGACCACCTTCGGCGCAGGTTCATCCGCACGACGGCGGCCTCGATAAAGGGACGCGGCATGCACGACCTGCTGGGCTGCATACGGAGGGACATGGAGGCCGACCCTGAAGGCACCGCCTACTGTTACAAGCTGGATGTCCGCAAGTATTATGAGAGTGTCAGCCAGGACAGGCTGATGGAATGTGTAAGGCGTGTTTTCAAGGACAGGACGCTCCTTGTGCTGCTGGAGCGGTTCGTGCGCATGATGCCTTCCGGCATCAGCATCGGGCTGCGCAGCTCGCAGGGGCTCGGCAACCTGTTCCTGTCGGACAACCTTGACCATTATGTGAAAGACAAGTGCGGCGTGCCGTATTATTACAGGTACTGTGACGACATCGTCGTGCTCGGTAAAGCGAAATCGGAATTGTGGAAAGTCCGTGACATCATACACGGGAGGCTGTCGCTTGCCGGGCTTGAGATAAAGCCCAACGAGCGCATCTTCCCCGTGAGCGAAGGAATAGATTTCCTGGGATACGTCATCAGGCCGGGCTACACCCTGCTCAGGAAGCGCGTAAAACAGAACTTTGCCCGGAAGATGCACGGCATCCAGAGCAAGCGAAGGAAACGTGAGTTGGTTGCCAGTTTCTACGGCATGGCCAAACACGCGGACAGTATAAGGTTGTTTAACAAATTAACAGGCAAAGAAATGAGAGACTTCAAGAGTTTGAACGTGTCTTACAAGCCCGAGGACGGCAAGAAGCGTTTCCCGGGCACGGTAGTGAGCATCCGCGAGCTGGTGAACCTCCCCATCGTGGTGAAGGACTTTGAGACCGGCATCAAGACGGAACAGGGTGAGGACAGGTGCATCGTCGCCATCGAGCTGAACGGCGAGCCGCGCAAGTTCTTCACCAACAGTGAGGAAATGAAAAATATCCTCGCACAGATTAGGGAAATCCCCGACGGCTTCCCGTTCGAGACGACCATCAGGACAGAGAGCTTCGGGAAAGGCAGGACAAAGTATGTATTCAGTTAGGCAATGAAACGAGTGGAAGGAAGTGCCGGTGTGGCGTTGCTGGAATGCACGAACCCGGTGAAAGGAAAATGGCGCGTCCGCTGGGGCGTGGAAGCGGAGGGTGACGGAGCTGTCACTTATATGGAAGAGGAATTCGGCCAAAAACCTGCGGCCACGGATGTGGAAAATGTCATCTCCGCCAGCGGCGTGGATGCCCTGGACGAGGAACTGGAGGCCATAGGCTCGGCGTTGGGATACGGCAAGGACGAGTTCGGCACGATGATTGAAAAAGCGCGTACCGAGCGCATTGCGGCAGACCCGCAGGCCCAACTGATGGAGGCCATGCGCGGACAGATGTCGGAAAGGACGGATGTTGACGATGAGAAGGCGCTTATGCTGCCGAATATGTTCCACACGTTCTCCTACCTGTGCAAACGTGGAAAGGAGATAAAGGCCGGCACGGTATTGAGGCATGGCAACAGGCTGTGGCGGGCAGTGCAGGCACATACACCGCTTTCGATTTATCCGCCTTCCATCGATACCGCGTCACTTTATACCAAGGTAAACAAGTCGCACGCCGGTACGCTGGAAGACCCTATACCGTATGAACAGAACATGGCGTTCGAGAAAGGCAGGTATTACAGCCAGTACGGGGTAGTCTACCTCTGTATCCTGACAACAGTCAACGGTTATCCGAATGACTTGAAAGACTTGCCGACGATTGTCCAGCCTGTATAAGGAAGAATCCCCACGGGGGAGGGATAGAAAAAAGCCCCCGGCCTGTTAAAAATCATCTCACCTACTTTTAACAATAAGTACGCCTGAACGCACGACCGGGGGCAGATACCCTCGTTCGCGTTCAGGCCTTTTTATTGTTGTAAAGTAAGTGAGATGCTGCAAAGGTACAAAATTTTGTGAACATGAAGGTATTTGAGCTGATAAACTTCAACCGGGAGCTGCTGAAAAGGCTTCAGGAGGCAGGAATACGCCTTGAAGATGCCCGGTATGTTGATTTGTATTCCGATTATGTGGATATGCACCGGAACGGTGAGAAAGTGTCCTACATCGTGGCCGTGCTTTCCGAGAAGTATGCCGTGAGCGAGCGGAAGGTGTACGGCCTTTTGAAACGCTTTCAAAGCGACTGCAAGCCGTCTGCAGTGTAAATCCGGTGCGTTATGGCGTTGACTGCATGACGGAAGCCTACCTTTGTACCAATCGTTAATAAAGGAGGCTTATATGAACAAATACCATCGCATTCTGGCGAAGATACTTTCAGAAGGGAAGGTACAGGAAAACAGGAAAGGCAGGATTCGCTACCTGCTGAACGAGCAGCTCTGCATGACCCCGGCAGACTTGCTCGACATCTTTGAGGGGCACGGCATAGCACGCAAGAAACTGAAGGATGAACTGAGGCTGTTCATGCAGGGCGAACGTGATGTGGAGAAATACCGTGAAGCTGGCATTACCTGGTGGGATTATTGCGGCCATACGCTGGTGAACAGTTACCCGACATACTTTGAGAAGTTGCCGCCGCTTATAGCCAAAATCAATGTGGAAAAACGCAACAGCAAGAACTACGTGCTATTCTTGGGCGCGACCGGAGTGGAAAGCAACCAAGCTCCCTGTCTTAGCTTGGTGCAGTTCCAGATAGAGGACGGCCAATTGGTACTATCGGCCTACCAGCGCAGTTCCGATGCCAACCTTGGCTTGCCGGCCGACATATACCACCTGTATCTAATGGCGCGGCAGATAGAGTTGCCTTTGAAATCTATTACGCTGTATCTGGGCAACGTGCATATCTATGAGAACAACGAAAGGAAGACCCGCGAACTTCTGGACGGCAAGGCGGATGTCAAATTTGAACTGAACGTATGAAAAGGAAACTGTACATGTCCGCGCCTTTGCCGTTTGTCGGGCAGAAGCGCATGTTTGCCCGTGAGTATATCAAGGTGCTGGAGCAGTTCAAGGACTGCACCGTGTTCGTGGATTTGTTTGGAGGAAGTGGGTTGCTGTCGCATATAACGAAGCGGATGCGCCCTGATGCAAAGGTGGTGTATAATGACTTCGACAACTACCGGAAGCGACTGGAGAACATACCGCGGACAAACCTCTTGCTGGCGGATTTCCGGCGTTTGGCTGAAGGCGTGCCAAGGCATAAGCCGATAACAGGAGATGCGCGGGAAAGGATACTGGAGCGCATTGCGCAGGAAGAGAAGGAATGCGGATATGTGGACTATATCACCATATCGTCCTCCCTCATGTTTTCCATGAAATACAGGATGAGCCTGGACGGGATACGCAAGGAAGTTCTTTACAACAATATACGCAAGGCTGATTACGCTCTGTGCGATGACTATCTGGAAGGACTGGAAATCACCGGCCGTGACTACCGGGAAGTATTCAATGAATACAAGGATATGCCCAATGTTGTATTCCTGGTTGACCCGCCTTATTTGTGTACGGATGTCACAACGTATTCGATGTACTGGCGGCTGTCGGACTATCTTGACGTGCTGACCGTATTGAACGGCCATTCGTTCGTTTACTTCACATCAAACAAGTCATCCATTGTGGAGCTGTGCCAATGGATGGGCAGGAACCGGACGATGGGCGACCCGTTTGAGGGCTGTGTGAAGTCCGAGTTCAATGCGCACATGAACTACAATGCCGGATACACGGACATGATGCTGTACAAGCACCGAAACGGGCCGCGCACAAACTCCGCAGCATAATAGAATGCCGTTATAACAGTCTTGCAATGGCATTGTAACGGGATGCAACAGTCCCCGTTATTTGTTGTAAAGTTAGTGATTTTTGGCGATATAGCCAAACAAACAGACAGTAAAAAAGCACCGGAGAAGTAAGTTTTTTCGGTGCTTTTTTACTGGGTTAAAGGGGAGGGAAAAAAGATTCACGGGGGTACGTTTCGTTTTGAGAAATGGAACATTTTGTTCTGAAACGCCGGAACATTTCGTTTTGCGGATTATAATGGCATACAGCTGTCCGTCGTAGGAGCATGCAAGAGCCACAAACTTCTCGGCGA